ATGGAAAGTTCAACGAGTCGCGTGTGAAAATGTTGACTGGTGGTGACACGATTAGTGCACGGTTAATTGGTAAGAACTTTTTTGATTTCAAACCAAGCCACACACTGATTTTGGCTATGAACCATTTGCCCAAAGTTTCTGCTGGTGGTGACGGTTTCTGGCGGCGTGTTCGTAAAATCAATTTCGATGTGACCATCCCGCCCGAGAAACAAAACAAACATTTGGCACAAATGTTGATTGACGAAGAGGGTCCCGGTATTTTGCAATGGATGGTGGAGGGTGCGCAGCGTGTGTACCAGTCTGGTTCGTTAAATGAACCGGAAAGTGTGCGAATGGCGACACAGGAGTACCAGTTGGAAGAAGACAACATTGCGCAGTATGTGACGGACAGAACGTTTGTGAATGCGCATATGTCTTATTCGGCCCAAGAAATATACAATAACTACAAGATGTGGTGTCAGCAAGAGTCTGAAACCCCCATATCTAGGACACAGTTGTTGCGGGAGTTGACTCACCGGCTCCCGTTGGTGAAAGAAAAAGGTAGACGCGGTGTGCGGTACACCGGTGTCGGATTGTATGAGGAATGATAATGCTTGACAATGATGACATGTTCTTCCTTGAAGGGGAACTCAACGATGTTGAGGTCAGTCTTGATTCTGTGTGTCAGAGTTGCCGGCGAGGCTTCCATGATGAGTGCGACGAGTTCTGGGTTCGCGTAACCGAAGAGGGCGGCAATTTTGAGTGGGTGTCGTGTTGTTGTGGCGGGAATTTTGACCTGTACGAACAGTTACGCAAAGAATCTAAAGGCTCCGCCGGGTCGAACTATGTGGGGCCCCAAGTGGTTGAAGAAATCGAAACTTATATAAACGATTACATGGGTGTTAAGTCACCTGACGAATATGCTGACCCCCTTTCTTCGGGCCGTAAAATGGCGGCAAAGGTTGCGCCTATCAAACCTGGGATGGTGTGTGAATGGGCGTGGTTAGCTCAAGCCGGTGGTGGCGTGGTGCCCATTTTGGGTTGCCCTGGGCGCCCAGCGTCCGACAGGCATCATGGTCCAGACAAGAACACGTTGAATAACGAGCTGGGTATTAACCTGCACAGGATATGTGATTGGTGTCACAACCAGTGGCATGCTAAAAACGATGACGCTTACGGCCCCCGCCCCACCAGCGAAGACGGCAGTGTTGACGCGTCGGTACCGTTTTTACCGGATGGGGAGTACAAAGAACACGACCCCGTTACGAGGGCACCAGATAAAGATATCTATGCTGAAGATGGCGTAAGACGCGACGAGGCTAGGAAACATGGAGCTGACGTTTAAGTCGGTTCTTTTTCATAAGTTCCGGCTATGTGAAAGTTATCCTCAATCGCCAAGTTGAGGGGTGTTCCTTCTTCAAACTCGACATCTTGGACGGCGCTAGAAACTTTGTCAGACCAGAAAAGGTACATGGTTGTTTCGCCTTCAGCGACGTGCCCGGTGATGTGGTATTGGTCCCCTGTTGAGGCGTCGTGAAGGCAGCCGTCACGGAAAACGTAGGGGTGTTCGGCGGCGTACGGCAACTCCATTGTGTACTGGCCGGTACCAAAACTTGTGATGTTATCGAAGTCAACCATGTAGGCGAAGTGCACTAGGTTGCCTATTCTTGTGTAGCTTCCAGAGAACACGTCCCCTGGGTCACCAGTGAAAGTGGGTTGAGTTCCGGTTGTCCCGCCTTCTGGTGTGATGTGGACAGATTTTTCAATGTCTAAAATTTCTTCAATAGCGTGAGTGTGGTCGCCTGGTGCGGCATCCCACGAGTTAGACCCCAGTTGGTGATGCAAATCTGTGGGCCGACGGTATGATGCTTGGGCGTGAAACCAGTCCACGTACCTACCAGCAGGTGGCGGCTCGGGTGTGCTCTCCGCTGTACCCCGACGAAACTCATCGATTTGTTTCAGTTGGGCGGCACGCGTTTCACTGTTTTCGTCTATTGCCACTGTGTCCTCGTGTAGGGTTGCGTTATGGTAAAAATCTTAGGAATAGACCCGTCACTTACAGCAACCGGTATCGCCATTGTATCAAAATCGGGGGACAAGGCCCCGTTGTGGCATGACATGCATATTATTACCACGAAAGACCGTGGGCACCCTCGTATGGATTATATTCAAACCGAAATTTGGCGCACACTATCTGCACTCAAAAACGGTGACATTATTGCGATGGAAGGCCCAAGTTTTGGAAGCAAGGGTGGCAAGTCGCATGAGCTTGCTGGCGGTTGGTGGATGGTGAAACATGCAATCTACACGTGGTTGAAAGATGAGGGTGTGGAGCTAAAGGGTGTTTACATTATTCCGCCACGGTCTAGAGCAAAGTATGCAACGGGTAACGGTAACGCTAAAAAAGAAGCAGTCATGGAAAGCGTGCAGTTGCAAACCAAAATTAATGTGACGGACCACAACATTGCCGACGCTATGGTGCTTGCTACAATGGGGGCACGGTTAGGTGGTGCCGCTGTTGATGTCATTCCCCCTGAAGAAATGCATCGCGTCACCCCTTTGGTCAGCGTAAAGAATCAGTTGGAAAATGGGTTACAGAGCTTCTAGGGCGTCTACCGCAAAAAGCGAAGGCGTAGATTTTGCGGGTCTGGTCCAAGATATTGAAGAGCAGTTGCGGGTTCAAGCTCGTCAACCAAACGTTTACGCATACCAACCGCATGAGAAACAAGAAGAGTTTCACCGGTTGCAGGATTTGAACCGTTTGTTCGTGGCGGGTAACCGCTCGGGCAAAAGCGTTGCCTCTGTGGTTGAAGGAGTCTGGTATCTCACCAAGTCTCACCCTTACCGCCCAAACTTTGAAGGTCAGGTCAGGGGGCGTGTTGTTTGCGTAGACTTCCTCAACGGTGTCGACAAAATCATTCTTCCGCTTTACAAACAATATATGCCGAAAGATTTTCTGATTGATGGCTCCTGGGAAAGAAGTTATTCAGCGCAACAGCACACGTTAACGTTAAAAGATGGTTCTTTTGTAGAGTTCATGTCCCAGGACCAGGATTTGGATAAGTTCGCTGGTACTTCCCGACATTTTGTGCATTTTGACGAGGAGTGCCCGAAAGTTATTTTTGACGAGTGTCAGATGCGTTTGCTCGACACTAACGGGTGTTGGTGGATTAGTGAAACACCCGTGGCGGGTATGGAATGGATTTACGATGACCTTTACCAACCATATTTTGAGGCGTTGGAGAAGAAAGAAAAACCGGCTATTGGTTTAGTGCAAATGTCAACATCGGAGAACCCGTATCTTCCCAAAGAAGCCATTGAACGTATTTTTGGGATGATGGACCAGGAAAACAAAGCGGTTCGTTTCGGTGGAGAGTATTTGGCTATCTCCGGTGCGCTTTACAAAGACTTTAAAGAAATAACGCACGCAAATCAAACTTTTGCTGAGTTCGGTTTCGACCCGCAACACATGCGTATTTATTTAACTGGTGACCACGGAATTAACAACCCAACCGCCTGGTTGTGGGTTGCCGCCGATATTAAAGGCGGACTGACGGTAATAAGGGAGTACTACCAAGCTAATGCGACAGTTGCTGACCATGCCCAAGCTATTAAAGAAATCAATGCGGAGTTAGATTGCGTACCGTACATGGTGACCGGGGACCCGGCGATGAAACAGAGAAGCGGAATCACGGGCGAAAGCATTATCAGCGAGTACGCGAAACACGGAATCTATATCAACGTGGACGGGATACCGCGCCAAAAAGAGGTCGGCATCAACAAGATAATGCAGTACCTAAAAATGAACCCCAAGACGGGTAAACCTTTTCTCACAATGTTGCAGGAGTGCCATAACACTATTCGCGAGTTAAAGGGCGCAAAACAGAACCGTTTTGTCAACAAAAAGGTTGCTGCTATGAAAAACCAGCCAGAGGGTGCGCGTGAAAAAGATGACCACACCACTGATGCGTTGCGTTACCTGATGACTTTTATGCCAGATTTGACGCCCCAAGATTATGCTGGCGAAAGCGACGACAAAGTTGAGTATGCTGCAGCGTTGTTGGATGTGAGCCATCAGTGGCGGACAGAGTTGCAGCGGAGAAACTCTCGAGCGTTGAATTTGAATTCTTGGTCACCGAGTTCGAATGGGACGAGTTACGACTTCACCGGCATAGAGTAACCTTTTGGTGTATCATTGTTCTCATCTAATCAAGGAGAAATATGCCTAGTAGTAAAACACGTTTCGTCGACATGATGACGATTTTTCCACAAAGCTGCATTCTTACCGGAATCGGCAACGCCAAGGGTCAAGATAAAGCCCTAGACCTCGGATTTTCTATTCCCGACTACGGACAGGTGTATGTGAGCGCTAGAGGTATGGCGTGGCTTGCTCGACAGTTTGAGTACATCAGCAAGGAAGAAGCCGAAGAACAGCTAGAAGAAATTCACGCTGAACTTAAAACAGCAAAAAAACGCATACAGGAACTACAAACCGCGCTCTCACATGTGCCGGAAACAATCGAAGGAGTTATCAATGGAATCAAACATCTTTCTGACAACGCTATCAATGAGCTTGCTGGCGTTACTGGCTCTAGCGGCACTAGCGCTGACACTGTGGATAGTGAAGAGTGAGCCTAAAAGAACCCAACTTTTAACAGAACAGTTAAGCAACCAGTTAGAAGAGACAGTTCGGCTGTTGGCAAGTAAGGATGCCCTAACCTACAGCGAGCTTGAGTTCAGTAAGGCTCGTACAACACAAATGGCTGACTACGAACGAAATGCGCGATATTATAGTGGAGACACGTATGCCGCAGAAGAAGCGCGACTCGCTGGGGAATTAGCCGACGATATCGCTATAGACAAGGAAGACTTGGATGCCATCACAGCCGTCATCAGCTAAACAAATTGATAAAGAACTAGCCGACAATGAAATGCGGCTGGTTGAAGTAGAGACGGTTGAAGAGTACGAACAGCCCCTCGAGTCGGAAATGAACCCGAACATGCTTGAAGCTGAAAGGGTTCGTGCTTTTGCGCAAAGTCCTGACGGTCGCAAACTTGTTGCTTGGGTGAAACGCCAGTACAACACTATGCGTTCAGCGCGTCGAGTGTATGAGCGCCAATGGTACACAAATCTTTCTTTCTATATGGGCAAACAGTACGTCGAATGGAACCGTAATGAGGACAGGCTTGTCCCGCTGCCTAAGCTCGACAAGTACACTCCCCGAATCACGGTAAACAAAATTCGTCCTATTATTCGTACCGAGATTTCTAAACTTACCGCAGGTAAACCGACCGCAAGTGTGGTGCCAGCGTCAAACGATGACGACGATGTGTTCGCCGCAAGAGCCGGTGAGCAAGTGTGGGAGTCCCTGTACTATCGTCGAAACTTTCACCGCACAATCGCAGATGCGGCTTTCTGGCTTTCCATCACCGGCACCGCGTACATCAAAACCTATTGGGATGATTACAAATATGATTCCGTGAGTGAACTTTATGGTGAAGTGTGTTGGGCTGCGTTGAGCCCGTTCAACATTCTGGTACCAGACCTCACGGAAGAATGCATTTACGACCAACCGTACGTTTTCAACGTGTACAACAAACCAATTGAATGGATTGAGCTGACTTATAAAGACGCTCTCCCCGAAGGCTTCCGTGTCAGTGAAGACGGCGACACCGACGATATTATGTCGCCATCAAAGTTGGGAATCTCTGCCAACAAAGAAGCACGCCCCGAAAGCGCCACACTTATTGAAGCGTGGATTAAACCGGGCACAACCAAAATACTGCCCCAAGGTGGTTTCGTTACCATTGTTAACGAACAAATCATTCAAGCGGGCCTGTCAGGTTTGCCTTACTCTCACGGGCAGTTCCCGTTCGCAAAAATCGACCACATTCCCACCGGTCGTTTTTACGCAGACTCTGTAATCACTGACCTGATTCCTTTGCAGGTCGAATATAACCGCACGCAGTCTCAAATTATTGAGGCAAAAAACCGTACCAGCAAACCGCAAATGTTGTTCGACGAGGGTTCGGTTGTTCCCCAGAAAGTAACAACTGAACCTGGTTTGTGGATTCCCGTGCGCCCCAACGCTCAACGCCCACAACCTGTTGCTTTGACAGAGCTTCCTTCTTATGTTGTCCAGTTCAACGAACGTCAACAGATGAACTTTGAGGACATTTCCGGCCAACATGAGGTTACTCGCGGTCAGGCCCCTGGCGGCGTTTCGGCAGCAACCGCGATTGCGTATTTGCAGGAGCGTGACGATTCTTACCTGCAGCCCACAATTACGTCGTTGGAGTCCGCCGTGGAGACCACGGCACGTCAATCGTTGGCGTTGTGCGCCGAATAATGAGATGTCCCACGTCTCGTGAAAGCCACCGGTGATGATGGTGGCTACGAAGCC